ACCAGTTTGGATGATTTTTCCAAATCCAGATGCGTTGGCTCTTAATGTTTTAATAGCAATTCCACCTGTAAACTCAGCTACGTTGTACTGTGCAGTACCATATTCATAACTTGATTGAGATGGAATATAAATATTCTGTGCTTGATAAGAGCCAGAGTAATCAAAACCCCATTTAATTGTTAAATATTGATTTGATCCACCAATCACAATTGCTGCAATTGCTTTCAAAATAGAAATCTGGTTAGGATTTCCTAAGTCAGCATTATTTGTGTAATATACAAATTGATAGGTACTTGTGTCATCAAGATACCCACCATATTTGCCAATATAGCCATTTTTACCAATGTACAAATCACCATTTCTAAGTGATTTTAAACAAGTTGGTGAAATGGAATCCCACTTAGTAACCCTTGAAGAGCCATCTTGTAATGATTGCTTAGTGTCAAAACAATAGACTTGAAATGTTGCGGGAAGTACAAGCAGATAAAAAGCCTCTTTTTCTGAATAAACAGACTTTAGATTAGCAAGTGTTTCACCAGTTAGGGATTGATTTAAATCAAAACGCACATTCTTGGATAAGTCTCTCAGAGGTGCAGACTTCTCTTGGATAGTTCTCATCAATGATCGAACACCTGAATCTGATAGAAAAATAACATCAGAACCAATGCTTTGGATCGTGTCTCTGGCAATACATCCAATAGAACCCACTGTGTCGCTTAGAACAAGAGATGCGGGAGTAGAAGCACCAGAGTAAACAAGAATCTGTCGTTTACCAAAGATAAACAAGAAATCATTGTGAGCTGCCAAGCCCATAACTTCATCAGCACCATTAGGCCATACACGAGATACATCTAACGAGCCTGAAGTGCCACCACCCCATACATGACCTGCAATCAGATCAGAGAAGGTAACAGTTACTTTATCAGTTGATGTACTAGCCACCCAAAGACGACCAAATGCTGAAATAGCAATGTTGGCTTGAGGAACAGTGGCAACATACCCAGACTTCTCTGATATTCTGCGATAAGTAGTAGTACTTATAGCTGGATCATAAATCAATGGATCATGACCAGATTGAAAGAAATATGCAATCCCATTAAGAGTTGCACATTGCCAATTATTTGCAGTGATAGTTGGGCCAGTGCCGCCACCACCATAAGTCAACTCAGTAACAGCGTTAGATGTACCAAGTTTAAATATCTTATTGTTTCCAGCAAATAGAACTGTAAGAGTTCCGTCAGATTGAACTAACTCATGAATAACACCAACATCATTAGCACCTAGATTGCCAGTAGAAGAGTTAACTCTTGTCCAACCTTTTCTAGCACCAATACGACCATACTGATCCAAGATGCAATTAGTTGCAACCAAAGCAAAGCCAGCCCCTAAATCAAGGGGAGAATCTTCAGTATTTAGGCCATAAAAGCCTGGTGCTGAAAGACTGTAACTTTGGAGTTGTGCTGCCATTAGACCGCCACAAAATTATCTTCAGGATAACGAGTGCTTTCCATTGCAATAGCATCAGAGAGCATTCCTTTAAACAGAGCATAAGCCTCAGAAGAGTTAGTTCCACCATCTTCACCACGCTCAATCAAAGCACGAGCATAGGCACTTTGAGTAACCAAGTAGTCTAAGACTTTTACAGATGTGCCATCAGCAGACAAATTAGCTTGCGGAATAATTACATCAAATAATAATGTAAACACGCCAGATGGAACAGGGAATAAGTCAACCTTTGTATCTCCATTGCCATCTACGCCATTAAAGCAATACTCGCTAGGAATAGACTGAGAAGGAGTACCAAAGTTAAGTTTGCGGTTCATATCCGCAACAGTGGTATTGTCTAAAGTAATGACGCTAGTAGTGTTAATAGCATCTATAACCCTAAACTTTTGACCAACACCAGTTAAAGCATAGGAACTTGTGCCAGAAGTAGTAGTGACTGTGACTGTTTGAGATAAAACATTCCAAGTATATGTATCTTCAATTTGACGTTTGGCATCATTGACAAACTTTCCAATCAAAGAAGAATAGGTTGTTTCTCCAACAGTAGTTACTGTACTTTCACGCAAGCGAACTAACACATCGTTAACAAGTTCTAAGTAAGTCATGTTCTCTGTGACCCTTCAATTTCAAATGTTGCAAGTACGGACATTGTTGCTCCCGCTTCAGAAGTGGCACTTATGTAATCACCCTCTTCCATGACAAAATATTGCCCATTTGAGATAAGTGTTAGTGTTGTTCTGGCAGATAAAACTTGCTCACTCACAACTACAATTGTTGTAGCAGTGCTTGCGTCATACCAATTAAAAGAAATATGTTTGCTAGGAGAAGTATTGCAAACGTGCAAGAGTGAACATCTAGCGTAGTAGCCAGTAGGCACTGTATACAGCGTAGTAGCCGTATTAGCAGTTAGATTCTTACCGACAGATACTGGTCTCATTTGTTCCTCTTAGAGATCGCTTTAGCCTTTGCTTTAGCGTCTTCCTTGGACGTTGCGCCCCAAGCTCTAAGAGAAAGTAAAAGTCGGGTAGGCTTTCCATCTTTTATCTCAGCGCCAGGCATATTGCCCATTCGTGCTAAAAAGGATGCCCTACGAGGGTTATCTCCCGACTTGACTGGTGGTTTTAAATTGCCACCTGTTTCTGCATTATACGATGCTCTGCCTTTGGCATTCAAGCCCCCTTTGGGATTTTTTCCTTCTTTTGTTTGCCAAGCAGGAGATTTCATTTCTTCTTTGCGGTCTTAGCCGCAGCCTTAAATGCCGCTTCAGTAGGAGCGCCTTTAGAGCCAACCTTACGCATCTTTTCCTTAGAACCCGCCTTGATACGTTCTTGTTTGGCATTGATATTAGCGTAAATACCTTGTTTCATTTAATTTTCCTTGGCTTAGACATACCTGCTTGAGACAAAGCAATGGCAATTGCTTGCTTGGGCTTCTTAACAACAGGGCCACCCTTACCAGAGTGAAGCGTACCCGCTTTAAACTCTTTGTAAACCTTAGAAATCTTAACTTCTGCTTTAGTCTTTTTCATTTGCCACGACCCATTTTTTTAGTCATGTTTTTAGCTGTACGCTCACCACGCATAGGCATAGGACGAGTCTTTGGCTTACCAATAGCAATCATTATTGCTAATGGCATACCTTTAGGTGGTTGTTTTGGTTTTGTTTGTTTCATGGTTTTTCCTTAGTAATAGGGCCGCCACCTTTCCACGCATCACAAGTACGGGCGGCAGCACAAGTAAACTGAAATAAGTCGCAATAGCCAAGATCAGCGGCTTTAATGAAATTTTGGTCATAAGATAACTCTCCTTCTCCCTCATCCTTTTCTAACCCACTTGATATACATTCCATCATTTTGGGTGTCTGGATAAAGGCGGCACAATTACCACAACGCATACCTTTGATTGTTTCAGTGGGTGCGTTATACATCTTGGCTTTTGTTAACCAAAACGCATCATTTGCTTCTTCAGGATTAGGTGGCCCATAGCCAAACTTCTTAAAAGCATTGTTTCGGTTCTTCAGATTGACCGATATATCTTGTGTCGCTATAGGACACACTACGCCAGTAAGTAAGTTCATCGCATTACCTTTGTGGCAATAAATGAAATAAAGCCGCCAACAATGGAAGCAATAGCCATTCCGACAAAAAAACCACCTTTGGATTTGTTTGCCATTTCCAAAAGAACTTTGATATCATCACGCATGGCATGAACTTCGTGCTGTAAAGCCTCTACTTGAGCTTCCAATTTGCCAAATTCTCTTGGATCAATTTCCGACATTTGCAACCTCTTTTTTTGGTCTACCCAACTTGGGTTTGTCCTCAACAAGGACGTATCCTTCGTGACCTTTCATGCTATCAATATCATGCTGATAGGTGAAAGTAACTATTGTTCCCGATTGCAAACAACGAAAATTAGCCATAAAAACTCCAAAAAAAGGGGGGAATTAACCCCCTTTTATTAAACAGTACGAACTACCACGCACTTAACTGTAGTGCTTGCTAAGTCCAAAGTACCGCCTGATTCGTTTTGGAAACGAATAGAAACAACATTTGCTGCTGAGACATAAGGTGTGATGGAGATGCCAGAGACATCTACACCCAAACTAATATTCATCACAATGTCGCCTAGCTTAACGCCAGGTACGGCTATCGTGTTTGTCTCACCAACGCCATCTGCTAGAGATGAAGCGTCAAGTGTTGCTGTTACAGACCAAGTATCCGAAAAAAGACCTCGAAATTGGTCATTTCCCCTACGGGAAACTACTGCTGTTGCTGCCGCCATAATAAATCTCCTTAATATAAAAAATCCCCCCACCGATTAAGGCAAGGGGAAAAGGCAACTATTAGGCTGGAACTGCTAACGCAAATGCGCTAGAAGACAAAGCTGCACCAGTTGTGGCGGCTGTACGCATTGCTTTCACACCATAAAGTGTGTCAGATGTGAACAAGGTAGCCAAGTAGTCTTGCTTGTACTGAGTCTGTGAACGGATGCCCACTTGCTCAACCAAAACCATAGAGTCCTTGTGACCCATCAAGCAGATACGATCAGCGCCAGAGTTACCAAAGCCAGTATCAGCATTGCTGGATGTGTACACGGGGATACCATACAGTTGACCGATTTCACCATTGCGGATTGCATTACCATTGCCCACAAAAGCCTGTTCTGTGTAACGGGCAAGACCCATCAACGTATTGCGGCTTGAAGGAGGAATGATAAAGAAACGACCATCCATAGGAGTGTCGTTGTCATCCAAACGCTGAATCGTGCGACGAATAGCGGCATCAGTCAATGCGGAAGCATTAGATGTTGCGCTGTTGTAAGCAGTAGTACCATCACCGCCAATAAAGGCTTTAGTAGCAGATGAAGAAGTTGCGTAGTCATCTGTACCGACAGTAGCACCATTGAATGCACGACCCAATTGGATCAAGCTAGTGTCTACTTGCTTGGCAAGCGCATAGCCCGCATCAGCAGTGTAGAACTGGCGCAAGCTGTTCAAGGCTTGGGCTTCAACGATGTCCTCAATGAAACGTGAATATTCAAAGTGTTTGTTGATTAACACTAGAACTTCTGTCTCAGTATCGGCAATCAGAGTAACGGCAGTAGATGCCGCTTTTGCTGAAGCTGAACCACGGGTAGGAGCGGGAATGTGAACAGTGTCACCTTTCTTGCCCTTGAAGTTCATCTTCATTACGATGTTAGCCAAAACAAGGTTTTTCTTGTAAGCGGCTACGATTTCGTCAGACCAGATTTCTGGAATGAACGTGTTTGCGGTGGTTACTGTTACCGCTGGTGTTGGATATGCCATGATTAAATCTCCTAAAACAAATTTTAACGAACCCGTTTCTCTATGTACGCTTGCATGATTTCATCACTAAGCGCAGCATAACGATCTGGGTCTCTCAACTGAAGCTGAATAAGGTCAGCCCTTCGATATACTTTCTTTGATGATTCACCAGAACCACCTACATCAACACCTACTGCCTTTAAGTTCTGCTTGCGAGTTACCTCGCCATCATCACTAGACTGCTTCTGTTTAACAGAACGTAGTTGTTTATAGG